AAAGGACTTCTTTGATGGAAACATCTGGGAACAACTAACGAGGTAATTATTATGAAAGAAACAAAACAAACAACTTTCATTTACTGGGACGGCAAACAGATGCCTCTTGAAAGGTTTATATCAGAGTTATTTGATGACCCTGATGAAGACGACCAAGACTGGGAAACAGTCTATAAAAAAAATAGAGTGGAATAATTCTATTCTATAATATAAAGAGAGGAGGAAATCTCCTCTCTATAAAAACTATAAATAAAACTAAAATGAAAATAGAAAACATAAAACCATACGAAAAAAATGCTAAAAAGCATCCAAAGAAACAAGTAGAGCAAGTAGCTAAATCTATAAAAGAGTTCGGATTCAATCAGCCAATAGTTATAGACAAGAAAGGAGTAATTATAGTGGGACATGGACGCTACGAAGCGGCCAAATTGCTCGGTTTAAGCGATGTTCCAGTAATAGAAGTAGAATTGACCGAAGAACAAGCAAAAGCCTACAGATTAGCCGATAATAAGCTAAACGAGAGTGAATGGGAGATGGACTTAGTTATAGAAGAGCTAAAAGGATTATCTGAAGATATGCTCGATCTAACAGGATTTGATAAAGATTTAATTATAGAACCTGAAGATAAAGATGACGAAGTTCCTGAAGTTCCTGAAGAACCTAAAAGTAAATTAGGAGATTTATATGAGTTAGGAAATCACAGAGTGTTGTGTGGGGATGCCACTAAGAAAGAAGATGTAGAAAGACTGATGGATGGGAAGTTGGCAGATATGGTGTTTACTGACCCACCTTATGGGATAGATTTCAAAGATACAAAAGGAAATGAGATAAAGAACGATGATTTGAATGATGAAAAACTTGCCGATTTTAATAGACTTTGGCAAGAAAGTGCAGATATTGCATCAAAAGGAGATTGTTTCTTACTTGCGTGGCAGTCTCCACGAAAGTTCCATTTGTTAGATTACTTGGGAAAGTGGAGATTTTTTCGCTTGATAACGATGTATAAATCAAACAGAATATCTTTTCCACACGGGGCTTGGATAAATAAAACTGAACCTTGCTGTGTCTTTGCAAAAGGAAAACCACGAATAACCAAGCAGAAGTATATGGATGATTGTTATGTATATACCCACGACAAAGAAAGCCACGAAGATAGTAATGTTGGACATCCAACACCAAAGCCTGTAAAAATGGTGATGAGTAACATAGAAGCCTGTGCAAAGAGAGACGATTTGATTCTTGATTTATTCATCGGTTCAGGTTCAACACTAATAGCTTGCGAAAAAACAAACAGAATATGTTATGGAATGGAACTCGATTGCCGATATGTTGATACAACTGTTGAGAGATGGTGTAGATATACTGGAAATAATAAGATAAAGTTAAATGGTAAAGAGATAACATGGAAATGAAAAATATAAAAGCATTATCATTTAATAAATAATTTGAAATAAATATGGCAAGACCAACTAAAAAAAACCCAGAAGGGAAACAAAAAAGTCCTAAATTAACAGAAGACACAATAAGAAAGTTAGAAGAAGCTTTTTCTATTGACGCAAGTGTTAAAGAAGCTTGTTATTATGCCGACATCTCAACTGATACTTTTTATAGATGGATCAAAAAATATCCAAAACTATCTTATAAATTAGAAAGGTTAAGAGAGAAGCCAGTATTAAAAGCAAGACAGACAGTAGTAAGGTCATTAGACAATCCTGATTACGCTTTCAAATATTTAGAAAGAAAGAAGAAAGACGAGTTCAGTCCAAGACAAGAACTAACAGGAAAGGATGGTAATCCAATAGAAACATCATACGAAATAAAGTTAAATGAAATAAGGAATGAGTATGGAAACGAAGGAAGTAAATGCACTAAAGGAACTCGTAAGAATATATGACGAGAATCCTAGAATATATATAGAAAAAAACCTATTCATAAAAAACAAAGCAGGTAGAATAGTTCCTTTAAAGTTTAACGAACCTCAATTGAAATTAGACGAAGTATATCAAAGACAAAGAAAGGCAGGAAAGCCAATTAGGATCATAGTATTAAAGGCCAGAAGAGAAGGAATATCAACTCAGACTGCAGCTTATGGATTTGAAAAGATATCAAGGTATCCAAATATGAATGGACTCGTGATCACTCACGAACCAGACTCAACAGAAGAGATATTCGGAATGACAAAGTTGTTTTATGAGATGCTTCCAGAGAATGAAAAGCCAATGAAGAAATATGACAATGTTAAACAACTAACATTTGAAAATCCTGACGAACTAACAAAAAATGTAAATCCTGGACTAAGAAGTAAG